ACTGCGCCAGGAACTCGCCCAGCCGGACCGGCTCCGTGATCCGGAGCGCCAGCCGGAGATCGTCGCCGACGATCGCCTTGATCGACGTCGCCGATGCGGCGTTAAACGGGATGTTCACCGTCTCGTAGAGCTTCGTCGCGATATCGACCGGGTGCTCGTTGATATAGAGCGGGCTCGCGGCGGAGACCTCCTTCTGGAGCAACTGGACGCGGACCGTCGCGTTCGCGCTCGGATACGACGTCGACTGCCCTGGATCGAGCTCGATGTAGAGATAGTTCATCTCACCGAACGTCGGGAGCGCGAGCGAGCCCTGCCCGTTCTGCCCAGGCGCGGGGGGCGTATGCGCGGCCCGGACGGTGCCGTACCAGACGGAGCTCCCCGAGGTGACGATCGCCATCACCTTCGGGAAGGCGAAGACATACTGCCGCTCTCGGATCTGCTCGAAGTTGGCCCCGGTCAGGTTCGTGATCGGCGGAAGCGACTGAAAGAACGGGCGGAGCGCGTTGAAGAATCCGATGACGTTCATCGTATTCGTGCGCGAGTAGCTCGGCGCGTTATACGCGGCGACGAAGGCGAGGGCGAGGTAGCTCCCCTGGACTTCCTTCCAGGCGTACTCCCAGCCGCCGGACGCGCGGAGCGGCCCAAAGTTCTCGATCGTCGGCCCGCCGATAAGGCATCCCCGGTTCGGGAACTCTCGGCGCTCATCCGTCGTCGCGCTCGGATCTGCCGACCAGGTGAAGGCCGTATGCGTCGACTCGATCCGGCGCGAGTCCGAGACCGTGAAGCCGTAGGAGATCGCGTCGATCTGCCGGAGCGCCGTCAGGTAGCCAAAGGTCCAGACCGCCCAGGTCGAGCCGCCGTTCCTGGAGATCTCGAGCTTCGCGCGACGCGAGAGCAACTGCTGGCGGAAGCTCGCGTCCTCGAGCTTGTTCGTGACCAGGCGGACCGTCCCCGTCCCATCCGATCCCGTCACGACGTCGGCGACCGTGACGTTGTACGCGCCAGACCGGACGGAGCCGGTGAGGAGGTCGACCTCCTGACCGTCGCCGCTCGGGACCCCTACGATGTAAGGGTTCGTCCCGCCTCGGATCGAGGAGACGGTGAGGTCCGGCGTCGTGCCGTTCGCTTGATAGATCGTAAGACGGAAGGCGACAGAGCTCATCGGAGGACGGGCGAGGGGGTCAGTATTCGCAGATCATCGCGCTCGGAGTCGAGGCGATGTTAATCAGCACGAACGACATCGAGTAGAGGAGGAGCGACTTGTCCTGGAGCGCGATCGTGACGTCGCCGTCTGGGGCCAGGCAACATGTCGAGTAGGTCCGGGCGCTCGCGTCGCCGGTCGCGACCGAGACCGTCCCGCCGCCCAGGAGGTGCGCCTGGAGCCGGAGCATGACGCCCATCGAGGTATTCGGGATGTCCAGCATCGAGAAGCTCGCGCCGTAGTCCGTCCGAAAGGCGAACTGGTAGCGGGCCCCGGTCCCCAGGGCCGTGACCGCCGGACCGACCGGTCGCTGGAAGGGGACCCAATCCGAGAAGCGCGACCCGACGCCATCCGAGATGGACGTCGTCCCGTTGTCCAGGGTCGCGGAGGTCCCGTCATTGAAGGTTATACTCGCCATTAGCCGATGCTCCCGCGACTGTTCGCCTTGTTCATGAGCTCCTGGATCGCCCGCTGGGCCATCGGATCATTCGGGCCGATGATCGTGACGTTCATCGGGTTTCGGGGCGTCATGCCCGCCGCCGTCGTCGCCGAGGTGGGGCCGAAGATGATCGGGCTCGGAGCCGCCGTCGGAGCGCCCCCGACCGCGTAGGACAAGCCGCCAGAGGTCCCGATCGCCGTCATCGAGCCGCCCTGGGTCCCGCCGCCCATCGAGCGGGCGAGCGCCAGGAGCGCGATCGCCGAGGCGACCGCGATCGCGGGGTTCGCCATCATAAAGGTCCGGACCTTCTCGAGGAGCGTCCCGAGCTTGATCGCCGCGATCGCGACGTTGACCATCGCCTTCGCGAGGCTCGAGACGATCGCCTGACCCATCGCCCGGAAGGCCTCCCCGATATTGCCACCAGAGAGCGCCATCTCGAGGCCGGAGAGGATGCCACCCTCGAGCGCCCCAGAGATCCCGGTCGAGAGGGTGTTCTTCATGTCATCGACGCGGAGGCTCTCGAGGAGGGCCTCGTCGACGGCGACCGGCATGTTAGCGAGATCCGTCGAGAGCGTCGCCATCTCGGAGGCGAGCGTCGCCTTGAGCGCCTCCATGTCGGACTTGACGACATCCGGTGCGGCCTTCAGGCCGAGGCGGTCAGCGATCCCGACGTCTTCAGGTCTCACGCCAAAGGTCAGTCCGGAGGTCATGGAGAGGCCCGAGGGCCGTTGTGCCTCGCGCTCCATCATCGCGCCACGGACCATCATGTTCCGCTTGACGGCTTCCTCATATTCGCGCATCGCCTCGGATGCCGATCGTGCCGCCTGTCCGGTGATCGTAATCGCACCGGCAAGCCCACCGTCCGTCGGCATGACGCCCTTAATAATCGCGTCGCGGAGGAGCTTCGCCTTTGACTCTGCCGCCGCGAGCTCCGTCTGGAGGCGGTTATACTCCTCGCGGTTTTGCTTATTGAACTCGATGAAGCCGGAGGTCTTGAGCTCCTCCATCCGAGCCCGCATCGCGCGGATGCCGTCGTTCGTGTTGACGATCGCGTTCCCGAGATCGTCCACCTCGACCGCGCCGAACGCGGTCCCGAGCTCGAGGTCGCGGAGTTGCTTCTTGAGCGCGACGAGGTCGCCCTGGTTGACGATGTTCTCGAGGCTCTTCTTGAACTCCTCCTCCATCTTCTTCGCCTCGGTCGAGGCCTTGAAGAAGTTCGTCACCGCCGCCGCCGCAAACGAAAGGAGGGCCGCAACCGCGAGCCCCTTCGGCCCGAACATGGTCGCGATCTGGGAGCCCGCCTCGATGACGCGCGTCCCCATGTCAGCGGTCAGAGAACCGGTCCGCGCGAATGCTTGGCCCACCGCCGCGAAGCCGATCGCCGCCTTCGCCGCCTTATCTCCCGCGACCTTCGTCGCATCTCCGGCGACCGCCGCCTTCTGCCCGAAGCCGGTCGCGGTCGTCGTCGTGACCTTGAGGTCCGCCGAGACGCCCTGGGCTTCTTTCTTGAGCTTCTTCAGCGCGGCCTCGACGACCGCCGCGCCCTCCTCCTTCACCAACATCTCAACGGAGAATACTCTCATCGCCTACTCCTTCACGACGGCTTGCGCCATCCGTTGAGACAGGGCGGTGAGTCGCTCTCGCGTCTCGTCAAACATCTGCGACAACTGCCCCGCCGCCTTGAGGTATCGCATCTCGGACTTCTGGAGATCTTGCGGCTGGTGGAACGCGACGGCGACCAGCCCCGCGAGATCCGTCCGATCCCCCAACCGCCGCACCGATTCCTCCCGGTCGATCTCCTTCAACTCGGCCCAGGTCCAGAGCGTGAGCGCGAACGACTGCTCCGCTACGGCCTCGACCCCTTGCCCGCCGCGCGTCGCCGTCTCGACGATCACGCGCCGGATATACTGCTCTACGTTCCACCGCACCGCGACGGGCGTCCCTCCGCCCGCCGCGTCCGTCAGTTTTTTTCCGACCGCTCCGCCAGGACGGCTTCGACTTCGGTCACCTGGCCTCGCGCCAACTGCACGAGGGCCGCGACTTGATCGACCGAGAGCGACGCGACCTCGTCCGCCGATAGCTCGGGGACAGAGGCCGCGACGATCTCGAGGAGGGCACCGAACATCGCCGCCCCGTTGTCCTCGGCCTGAAGCATCGCGATCCGATGCGCTCCGGCTCCGGTCAGGGGACGAACGACGAGCTCCCGTCCGCACAAGGTCACGCGCGGGAGGCGCGTCGGGTTTACCAGGTCGTCGAGATTGATCGGCATTTAGCGATTAGATGGAGGTGAGGTACTCGATCCGGAAGGGAGCCGAGCCGATGTTCGAGAAGCCGGAGAGCGTCGGGTCGAGGCGAGCCTCGATCTCGAGCGCGATCGCGACCTCGGAGCCCTCGGCCCCGGTGATGTCGTACTTCGTGCAGAGCGCGGATGGGAAGCGGACCTGGACGTAGGACCCCGCCGAGCTCGTCGCCCCGCCGCGTTGCCAGATCGCGCGGACGTTCGAGAGGTAGTCGCCCGAGGCGAGCAACTGTCCGGCGCTCTTCGGCGCGTAGGAGGTCGAGCCGCTCCAGGCTCCGGTCGCGTTGATCGCGGCCCCTGGATCGATCGTCGTGATCCCGCCCGCCGCGTTCGCGGTCGCCGCCGCCGGAAGCTGGATCACGGTCCCGGTGATCTTCGGCATCCGCATCGTGACGCGGTCGAGCCCCTTGACCGGCGAGCGCTTGCCGTCGAAGTCGGTGTTGCGATAGGTGACGCCGGGGTCGAACTTGATCCCCCCAGCAAAGGCTCCCCAAACGACCGAGCCGATGTAAAGCACACCGGAGTCGAGCAGAACATCTGCGGGGAAGTCGGAGTTGTAGCCGGTCAGCGGTGCGGTCATAGCGGTATCCTACGGTGAAGGGGTGGGACAGGTGAAAGCTAATCAGCCCGGCTCGTCAGCACACGAGGCCAGAGGAAGAAGTCGTAGTTCGCGACGACCCCGACGACGGCAGAGTCGGCGGGATCGGTCAGGAGGGGGATCGTCTGCCGGGACCGGGATCTCGCGCAGACCAGGCCGGAGCGGGCGTCGGTGAGCCCGGTCAGGCATTGATCGACGACGTCCATCGCGGACTCGACGAGGGCGATCTGACTCTCCGGCTTGCCCAGGCATTGCACCTCGAGGATCGCCGTCTCCCGGTAGCCGTTAAAGGCGGGGAGGCTCACGCGGTCCAGGCGGAGGGTGAGGTAGGGGAAGACCGGATCAGCGGGCGCGGCCCGGACCCAGGCGCGGGTCCCGATGAAGTCCTCGAGCCGGTCGCCCGAGGGCGAGGCGTAGCCCAGGAGGATCTCGCGGATCGTCGCGTAGATCTGGACCGTCGAGGCGGTCGAGGGGAGCGCTAAGCTCCCAGGGGTGACGTATTTCGGAAGGCTCACTTGACGGGTCTCCCGCGCTCGAGGTAGCGGTTGAGGACGCGGTTGTAGGTCTCGACCATCTTCGCGACCGAGTCAACCGCGACCGGCTTGAAGATCTCGACCCGCTCGTGCTTCCGGGTGAAGAGGTTCCGATGCCCGAGCTCCCAGGCGAGGGCAATCTGCCCGACCGTGTAGGGGACCGTATTCGAGCGGGCGAGCTTGCGGAAGAACTTCTTCTGCGCGGCCTTCGCCTTCGGCTTCGCCAGGATGCCCTCCGGGATGCCGACCTTCGAGGCCCAGCCGTTCCCGAGGTACTGCGGCTCCTCGCGCATGACATGTTGAACGACCTGGGCCGTCGACCGGAAGCGCCCGAACTTGTAGTAGCCCGCCATGAACCGCCGCTTGACATTCCCCTCGTAGAGTGCCGCCGCCGCGTCCGTCGCCAGGCGCGAGGCGTCCCGGTAGGCCTTGAGGAACTGCGGGGAGAGGTCCTTCACGCGGACGGTCACGAGACCTCCGAGAGGCCCGCCGCGAGCCGCTGGAGGGCATCCGTAAAGCTCGGGCCGGTCCGCGTGAGCTCGCGCCCGTTCGGGCCGATCCACCGGACGGCGATCCCGACCCCCCCGATCGGGTAGGCCTCGAGCGTCCCGCCGTAGCGCCCCACGAAGGCCTCGAGGCGCGAGCTATCCGTCGGGCCTGGGCCCTGGGAGCGGACGTCCTGACCGCAGAGGATCCGGGGGTCGGAACCGATCATCGGATAAAGCCGACGGCGGAGAGGGTGAGGCTGGTCGCCGTGACCGCTGTCGTGTCGGTCTCGTTCCGGACGTAGACCGAGATCGTGTCGTCCAGGACGGTCGGGATCAGCGCGGTGATCGAGAAGCCGTATCCCTTGTTCGAGTCCGACAGGACCGCCGAGATGTGGATCCCATTGATCGCCGTCCCGTTCTTGGCGAACGTGATCCCGAAGGCCTTGTTATTCGACCCGCAGACGAGCTCGACGTTCGCCGTGACGAGGAGGACCTGGTTCACCGCCTTCGTCGCCCGGATCTCGTTGTTCGAGGCCTGGGAGAAGCCATCCTGACCGAGGCTGGTATCGAGCGCCGTCGTCCCGGCGAGCTTGTACCAGGTGTTCGTGACCGCGAACGTCGTCGACGCCGAGGCGGTCAGGTCCAGTTGGCCCCGGCTCGGGAAGAGCGAGACGACCGCGTCGCGGATATCCTCGGGCGAGATCAGCCCGGTCGTGTTGTCAGGGAGTTGCGCCAGGAGCGCGGAGAGGACCTTCGGGGTCTCTGCCATTAGCTGTAGCCCTCGTCGAAGCCGGAAGTAAAGGCGGAGGTCGCCGGGTTGATCAGATGGACCCCATCCGCGACCGTGTCGGGATCGGAGCCGGTATAGAGCGTGTACGCCGTCGGGTCGACTTCCTCGAGCGTGATCTGCTTGCACCGCAACTGCCGCACCTCGAAGACGCCCCGGACGAAGTAGATCGGGGTCTCGTTCTCGTCCTTGACGATCCCGAACGGGTCGACCGGGACGTAGTCGGCGACCGTCGCCGTGAGGCTGGTCCGGCTGTCGATGTGCGCCTCGGGCGCTCCCGCGACGTTGAACTGGTTCGCGGTCGCGTCGATCCGTCCCCAGTAGGTCCCGACGCGCGTGTAGACGGGGCGCGTGAAGCCGTCCCCGCCGTCGTCCGCCCGCGTGAAGAACTGGAGGCGGCGATCCAGGAGGCCGGGGGCGACGTACATCAGCCCGCCACCGGGAGCTTGAGGGCCCGGAGCGTCTTCAGGACGCGGGCCGCTGTTTCACGGGAAACATCCCAGGAGATCGAGGTCGAGGCCCCGGTCTCGGTCGAGGCGTTCGGGGTGCGCTTCTGGTAGAGGTCCGCCGCCAGGTCGATGATGCATTGCGAGAGGACCGGCTCCCAGGCCGTGTAGTGTTGCGACAAGGAGAGCCCGCAGTTCGCGGTGATCGTGTAGCGGGGGTTCGAGAAGCTGTAGCCGGTGTTCGAGTAGATCATCCCCGCCGCCCCGTCGACCCAGTATTCCGCGACCGGGACGGTCGTCCCGTCGGCGTCGACGATCCCGGTCACCGAGATCGGACGGCGCGGGAAGATGAGCGAGAGGAGCGGCGTGTCCGGGAGCGTGTCGCCACGGTCGATCGCGGTCTGGGAGACCGCCGTGATCGGGCAGTCCATCCAGAGCTCCATCTGGGACTTCGCGCGGGCGAGGAGCGCCGTGAGGAGCGTATCCTCGGCGGTCGTCTCGATCCGGAGGTAACTCTTCAGGTCACTAACGGTGGGAAGTGCCACGGACGGCCTCCGTCAAGATTTTGGCGTATTTGGCCCCGACGACCGGGTAGTCGTGGAACGTGCGAACGTACTCATGGACCCGACGGCCCTCGGCCTCGGCGAAGCCCTTCTCGAGCACGAGCCGCCGGATCTGATCCCGGAGTTCGTTCCCGTCGTTCGCGATTGTCCAGGGGACCGGGATCCCGAGCTTGACGAGGTCCGCCTGGGCGTCAGGATCGCCCGCGAGGACCGGCTTCTTCATGGCCCCGCCCTCGAGCCCGGAGCCCTGCATCCCGAGCCAGAACGAGTCGAAGACGGCGTCGCACTCGGCCTTCATCTGGAGGGCCTCGCCGTGCGACATGTTCTCGATCAGCACGGCCTCGACCGGGACCCCTTCGTGCGTCGCCAGGTAGTCGACCGCCGCCAGGAACTCCGACGTCCCCTTGATCCGGCGCATGGTCGGGGAGTGCGCGATCCGGAACTTGGCCCCGCGCTTGTGGCCTTTCGCGAGCGCGAGATAGTCGTCGACGGGCATCGGGATGGGGAGCCAATGCGGGACCCCGAACCGGTGGTGGTAGGGCCGTGCGCCGAAGACGACCGCCTTCATCCGGTCATCGATCCCGTCCTTATTGACCTGGATCGACCCCGCCATGTTGCCAGGATCGACCGAGCCGTGATACGTCCGCGCCATCGTCCGCCCAGGGCGAGCCCCTTCGCGGAGGTTGTTCGTGAGGACGTAGTAGTCCATGTGTGAGTGCACGACGTCCGCCGTCGCCAGGAGGACGCGGATCGTCACCTCGTCGATCTCGAGGTCCCATTGCCGGAGGTCGCAATGGGGGTTCGAGTGCCCGATGCGGGCGAACGCCGAGACGACGCCGGGGACGGTATTCGCCGCCGAGTGGTAGCGATAGACCGAGGAGCCGGGATCGTAGGCGGTAAGCTGGAGCACCTTCAGAGCGCTCGGATCATACGGGGCCACCGCAGAGCGAGACGGAACGAGCGACGGCGAGAGCATCCGCCCCGCCGCTGACCAGACCGCGTCAATCTGCGCCCGAGAGACCACAAGCCCTCCACGATAGAGGTCGTCGACGCGCTCGGTGGGGATCGGAAACCATTCCCCAGGCTGGCGTCGAGATCCGAAGAGAATCGACTCGGCGAGACAGAGGACCTCCGTCTCGAGAGCCGGAACTACCTCGGAGGGGGCGGTGACCCCCTCCGAAGCAGAGACCGACGGCTTACGCCGAGGCCGGGACATCGAGGACGACGAACGGGCTGTGCTCGTCCACCTTGTTCCCCGAGCCGTCGACCTTGTACGCGAAGGTCGAGGTCGGGATCGGGATGCCACCGCCACGAGCGACGAAGCGGTAGGTCGTGATATCCTCGACGAACTTGTAGTGGATCGAGGACTCCACGGTCAGGGCCTGACGGAGCCCCATCGCGTAGAAGTCGCCGTTCACGAGAGCGACGTCGCCCTTCTGCCCGAGGGTCGGGAGCAGATCCGTGACGATCACCGGGAGGCCGAGAAGCTGGAGGCCCACCGCGTCGCGGAGGTTCGGGAGGAACGTGACCATCGTGTTGTTCGTGGTCTGGAGCGCGAAGAGCTTGGCGAGCACCCGGCGGGAGATCATCCACACCGAGTTCGGGCCGTGCGTGTGGCGCTCGTACATCGCGAAGGCATCCGCCGCCGAGAACGTGTTCGACGTCGCGCGAGCGACCGCGAGGAGCGCGGTGTTCGAGGCGTTGAACGCGCCGAGGGGCTGGCTCGAGCCGGTCCCGTCGATGGTGATGTCTTCGTTCATCTTGTTGATCACCTGTCCGCCGACCGCCGAGGTGACCTCGGACGGGAGCTCGCCGGTGAAGTCGTCACCGAGGAGCTCGTCGCCGAACTCGGTGATCGCGGCGTACTTATACATCGTGAGCACCCGCTGACCGAACGACGGCTCGCGGCTCGGCTTCGTGGACCCTTCGCCGACGATCGTCACGTTGGCGATCTTACCCGCCATCGGACGGTTGAGCGTCGAGGTGCCCTCGTCCTGGATCAAATAGGGCAGACGAAGGCTCCGGCCCGGAACATTATAACGCCGGGCGTACTGGAAGAGCCCAGGCTGGGTGTTCGAGGTCGAGAAGATCTCGGGGACCTGGGTGAGCGGGAGGAGGTACTCGCCACCGTTGGTCGAGCCGGTGATCGTGCGCGTCATGAGGTCGACGCGCTTGAGGGTCTCGGCCTCCTTCGCGCTCGAGGGGCCCTTCGCGACGGCGCGGAGGTACGCGCCGACGTTCTTGAAGCCCTTCGCGAGCTCACGACGGACCTCGTCCTGGGCGTCCTTCATGCCCGCGAAGTCCTGGCGCTCGTTGCTGACGTCCATCCGGGTGAGGCCTTCGTCGCCACCTTGACGCGAGATCTCGGCGTCGGCGGTGAACTCGGCGGCGGCCTGGGCCCGCATCTCGAGGGCGCGGATGTCGGCGGTGCGCTTCTCGACCTCCTCGTGCGAGAACGAGGCGGTCGGGTCCATCAGTTCGGCGCGGAGCTTGTGCGCCTGCTCGCGGAGCTCATTCGCCGCGCGATTCTTGGAAACAAGGGGGGCCTTCATGGTCGGTAATCCTCTGAAGTTAGATCGAAAAAGTCGAGCGAACCGCTCTGGTCCGTTCGTCGAGCGTAGCCATCCGGGCCGTCGACATGCTCGAGGAGGGCGTCTCGGCGATCACGGGGATCGCGGAGGAGGCCGTCTCGGTCACAACCGGCGGGAGGTAGGCGGAAAGCACCGCGAGGCGATCGCCTTCTGGGAGCGCATCCAGGGCAACGCGAGCGGCAAGCGTGAGGAGCTCCGCGTCCGTGCGCTCGGACGGGACCTCCTCGACAGGGGTGGAAGGCATGGCGGGCTCGTTCCGGGCCGATGCGATTTCGGCTCCTGGGACGGCGGGCATCGGGGTGATCGAAACCTCGCGGAGCTCGATCTCGGTGAAGCGCTCAACGACCTTCCCGTCGACGGTCACCATCTCGGAGGCCCGAGGGATGAAGCCGATCGAGAAGCCGGTCGACGCACCAGACGCGAGCACGGCCTTAACGTATTCGAGCGCGGCCCGCCCTTCGGCGGTGTCGAAGACGTCGGCAGTCATGAGGAGCGCCTCGCCCGCGTCGGACATCGACGTAATCACGCCGACATGGGCCTTTGAGCTTCGCTCGTGATCCATGAGGAGCGGGACCTTGCGAGCGGCGACGCGCCCATCGATCGAGCGCTTCGCGGACTTCTTCGCGAACATCGTCCCGTAGCTATCGACGACCTCATAGGTAAGCGCGACGCCGGAGACCCGGCCCGCGATTCCAGGCGGCAGATCGTCCTCGGCGCGGACCTGGAGGGTCGCGTCGGTCAGGTGCCAGAGGGTCTCGCGGGCGGGCTTCGGCATGCGTTACTCCTTCGGGGCGATGTCCGGCTTGGCGTCAGACGGGGCGGGATCCTGGGTCGCCGGGGCGATCTTCCGCGCGAGCACGGTCGCGGCCTCGGCTACGTTCAGCCCGGCGCTCTTGCATGCGAGGTCAATCAGTTGGAGGAGAGCGGCGGCTTCTTCCTTCGTGAACTCTACGGCGGTCATAGGATCCCTCGGTTCAAGTGATGACGGCCCGCGTTATGCGGGCTCGTCGCTGTAAGCTAATACGCACCGGCAGTTGATGATCTCGCTCGCGGGAGCCGAGAGGCTCGAGTCGAGCGGATACATGAGACGACTCCCGGTGATCGTCTCGAAGGCGTCGTCGATCCCGACGATCGTCCCGTTCAACGCGCGGTGCGTGTCGCGGGTGTCGTCGTCCGAGAACGAGAGCCACTCCTTCGTCCGGTAGAGGTCGCCCATCTGTTTCGCCTGGTCCCAGGAGCCCTGGGACAGGGCCCCGGCGGACTCGGTCCTGGCGATCGCGATCGAGCGGATCCCGACGCGCTCCTCGCCATAGACGGCGCGGCTGACCAGGCGGGCGGTCTCGGTGACCGTGAGCCCTGCGCGTTCCGAGGCCTCGATCACCGCCATCACCTCGCGGGCGGTCGTGTCGCCGATGAGCTCGGCGAGGCGGGCGGTCCGCTTCCGGATCGCCTCGCGCACGGTCTGGACGGAGCGCCCAGCCAGCCCCGCCTCGACGGTATCGCTCGCGAGCTCGGCCCCGACCCCGGCGACCTCGGTCGCGCCGAAGGCGTAGGACTTCCCGACCAGGGGCGTGAAGGACTCGTTCCAGGCGTCCTCGAGCTCGCCCCCGATCCGGTAGGCCTCCATGACGCGGAGGCGGGCCGTCGCGAAGTCCTCGGCGGTCGAGATCGAGCGGGTGACCTTCGGGCGCTCGGCGCGGAAGAGGGCCTCGGCGGTTGCCTTGTAGGTCTCCTCGGTCCGATCGAGCTCGGCGTTCACGCGCTCCCACTTGGCCCGCTTCTGGAGCATGCGCTCGTCCAGGGCTGGCGTCTCGGGCTCGCTCCGATCCTTGAGGGCGTCCTTCGCCTCGCGGATGACCTTCCGCATGTGATCCAGGCCGCGCTCGCCGACGGCGAGCCACTTGATCTGGGCGACGACGCCGGGGAGCTCGGTGTTGCCCCGGTGACGGGCGATCCAGGCCTCGCGGAGGCGGATCGCGTTCTCCTCCGCCTCGCCGTCAGGGACCCCGCCCCGCTTGGCGATCGGGGCGAGCTTGGCGTACTGCTCGTTCCCCTTGACGTTGCCGCCCTTTGACCAGATCTCGGGCCAGTTCTCCTTCAGGTCCTCGGCCTCGCCGACGGGGAAGGGTTCCCATTGCGAGTTCCGGAGCGTCACCTTCTTGTCGTCGCCTTCGTTCGGGAAGTTCGTGAGCTCCTCGGCGCGGGACTCCTCCTCCTCGTCCTCGTCCTCGTCCTCGAGCTCGTCCTCGAGCTCATCGAGCTCCTCGTCCTCGAGATCCTCGTCGTCCTCGACGACGTCCGGGGTCGCGCCGGTGGCCTCGAGCTCGCCCTCGGGCATCTCGACGGTCTCGGCGTCCGCGACGACTTGCTCGGGGGCCTTGGTGTCACCGCCGACCATCGGGGTCTCGCCGTCGGTCTCGGGGGGCCGGTCCATGATCGTCGACGGATCGATCACCGCCAGGGCGGCGGGGATTAGATCGCGGCCCGCCGTCTTGAGGAGGCTATCGGTCGGGATCGGGAGCGGCGAGAGCTTGATCGCGGAGCGGCTCTCTTCCCAGGTGCGGAGGCCCGCGTCGAACTCGGAGCGGATGCGGGTCGAGGTCTCGGTATCGTTCTCGACCAGGTCGCGGAGGCGGTCGTGATCGTAGGTGACCCAGACGTCGCCGAACTCGGGCGCGAGCCAATGGTTGATCTCGTCCTCGAGGACGGAGAACATCGGCTCGATCGTATGCTGGACGAGGCGAGCGCGGGCTTCCGCGTACTGAACGCCGGAGAGCCCGCCGTCGCTCGAGGCGGAGGCGATGCCGACCATCCGGGGATCGACGCCGAAGGCCGCGCAGATGTCCTCGCGCGAGACGCGCCGGAGATCCGGGAACTCGAGATCGGAGAGCGTGAAGCCGAGCGGCTTGATATCGCGCACGGCCCCGAAGAAGGCGGGCGTCCCGCGCTTCCCGCGATCGACGACGCGGGCGCGATAGCGGTCCTGCATGGCGGTCGCGTCCTCGGTCGTCGCTTCGTCCGACATGAGCACGGCGAAGGTCGGCGTCCCGTCGTTCGTCACGACCTGGCGGACGTACTGCGTCGCCTCGTTATCCGCGAGCATCGAGCCGATCGCGGTCGCGCCTCGCGGATAGCCGAAGACGTCGGCCTCGAACGGACGGCCCATCTCGAGATCCTTGAAGTGGAGCATGTCCTCGACGGGGATCTGCACGATGATCCCGGCCCAGTTCGCATAATCGAAGCGACGCGGATCGCCCTCGGGATCGATCCAGACCTGTTGCATCGACTCCGGATTCACGGCGCGGAGCCCGATCGGCGGACGGTTCGGTGCGGTGCGATCGAGTTGGAAGAAGGCGTTCCCATAGCCGAGATAGTCGACCGCGAAGCGAGCGCGGAACTGCCGCGCGGTCATGCGAGGCGCGGGATAGTCGAGGAGCTTCTGGAGCGGGTGATCGTCACCGACCTTGCTCTCATAGTTGCCGCGCTCGGAAAGCACGACGAGCGGCACCGAGGCGACCACATCGGCAACCGCTCGGATACAGGCATGGACGACCGGGTGCTTGTTGAAGCCCTGGATCCGGATCGTCGAGCCGTCGTAGCGATACTCGCCAGGGTTCGCGGTCCGGACGAGCGACATCTGCGAGCCGCCGGGGAAGTTCGGATAGGTCGTCGGCACGATCGCGCGGGTCTCCTCACCGGCGGGCTCGGCCTTCTGCGACAGAACGCGGAGCGCTTCGCTCACGCGCGAGAGGAACGGTCTGCGCTTGATTTCTGGCAAGTTATCGGCCCCGCGTTAGGAGTCTGCCACTCGTAAGAGTATGTGAGAGCAAGCAACCGCGCAAGGCGTCAAGCCTACACGACGAACGCGCTCGGCCCTTTCTTGATCAGCGGGGCCAGGGCATAGCGCACCGCGTCCCAGATGTGATCGTTCCCGGAGACCAGGTGCGGGAGGACTTCCTCGGTCCTGGGGTCGGTCTTGTAGCGCCAGAGCCGGGCCTCCTCGATCGCCCGCTTGCACCTCGGGTGGATCACGATATCGGAATAGTTCCGGAGGTGCTGGATCCCGTCCTGGACCGAGCCCGACCATTTCGGCGCGGCCTCTGTCCGGAAGCCCCGCTTCCGCATCTCGGCGATCGTCTCCGGTCGAGCCGAGTCTGATCGGATCGCATAGCGTCTCGAGTCTGGGATCTCGTCGAAGGCGCGGACGGTCGCGTCGGTGTCAAGCTGGACCCCGCCAGCCTCGTGCTCGAGGTAGAGCCTGGAGTCGTGCGTCCAGAGCCGGACCAGGGTCGTCGGGTCGTGCGCGAAGCCCCAGTCCGCGCCGTAGTAGGGGCCCTGCCAGCCCTCCCCTGGAGTAAACTCGGCGACGCGCCACTTGCCCGCGAGGACCTGGGCGTCCGATCGGGCCCAGGGCTTGCCGCCCCAAACGTGAGCATGGGCTTCCGGATCGGCGCGGAGGAGAGCGTTCGCTTCCTCGCGGAGGACTGCCGGGAAGTAGGGGTTGTCCTTATAGGAGACGAACCGGATCGCCGAGCGCTCGGGCGGGGTGACAACGAACCGTTGATAGGTTGCGTCCGACTCGAGGGCGGGGTTGAAGGAGACCCAGATCTCGGACCCCGGCTTCCGGATCGTCGGGACCAGGACGCGCCAGGAGTGATCCGAGACGGCCTCGGCCTCCTCGACCCAGGCGACGTCGATCCCTTCGGTCGACTTGATCTGGGCGATGTCGCGCCGGAGCCCCTTGAAGAGGAACTCGGTCCCGTTCGAGCCCAGGATCGCGGACTCCTGGATCGTGTAGAGCCCCTGGAGGCCCAGGAGCTCGATCTGGTCCGCCAGGACGCGGTGCACCGAGTCGCGGATCGAGGCCTGGTACTCGCGAGCGCAAAGGATCCGGAGCGGCCTCGAGACGCCGTGGATCAGCAGAGCGCGGGCGAACTGCCAGGACTTCGCGGATCCGCGTCCGCCGTAGGCTCCCCGGTAGCGGAGGTCGCCGAGCGGGGGATCGTAAAGGAAGCCGAACGCGGCGGGGGTCGGAACCGAGAGGGCGGTCACCAGGTAATCGAGGGCCAGCCCCCAGAGCGGGGCCGCTCCTCCCATTGCGTCTCGCAGACCGCGACGCGCTGGGTCTCGTCCGGATACTCCTCGCCCATGAGCGGGGTCGCCATGCACCGGGCGATGAAGTCGGCCTTCGGCTCGTCAGGGGCGGGGGTCGGCATCGGCATCGGCTACTCCTCGGGGGGTGGGGCGACAAGCTCGACGCGGATCGCGGACGGCGGGAGCTTGTCACCGCCGCTCGTATGATCGACCGACTGCTTCGGTTTCCCGAACGCGCGATCCAGGAGCGCCTCGGCGGCTCGGATGTCGCCCTTGACGGCCTTCGCGCGAAGGGCGAGGAGGGTCTGCTCGAGGGCGGTCCGTCCGTCCTTCTCGTCAGCCAGGACGCGAGCGAGCGCCTCCGCGATGTCGGGGAGCTTCGGGCGTCCTTTGGGGTTGCCGCTCTGGCCCTTCTTCCACCTGGAGTGGACGGGCGGCGGGACAGGGTTCGGGTTCGCCATAGCTTGATTAATGCCTGAAGGTTTGCCGCGTGTCAACCTGGCGAGACGCGGAAGCCGGGGTGCTTGGCGTCGAAGATCCGCCAGTTCGCGTCGTGGTCGGTGTTATCGGTGACGCGCCCGCTGGAGTGGACGTAATAGTTCCAGCCGATCATCGGGACGTAGGTCGTGCTCGCCCCGGCCTTCAGGGCCCGGACCCAGAAGTCGTAGTCATGCGCGTAGGGGACGCCCATGTCGTAGCCGCCGACGGCCTCCCAGATCGAGCGCCGGACGAGCGAGGACTGCCAGATCTTATTCCCCTGGCGCATGGTCTCGAGCGTGATCGAGCCGGGGTGCCGGTAGAGATCCCAGAAGTTCCCGGAGCCGTCCCGGATCGCGACGTCGCTGTAGGCAATGTCTCCTCTGGTGGACTCGAGGGCGTGACAGGCGTGAGCCAGGTATCCGGGCTCGAGGGTGTCGTCGTCCCCCAGGATCACGAGGAACTCGCCCTTCGCGATCGAGGCGAGGTCGTTCCAGTTCGTCCGGAAGAGCGACGGGTCGGCGGAGGCGTTCACGAGGAGTTGGATCTCGGAGGCCGGGAGCGTCTGGGCGGCGACCGAGGCGATCGCGCGGGGGAGGAGCTCCTTCCGGTGCGAGGCGATGAGGACGGAGACGCGGATCACTCCTCGGGATCTCCCAGGGTCTCGAGGGGGCGCGGCTCGGGCGTCTCCTCGGGCTCGAAGGTCTGGGTCCAGTTTGCCTCGAAGGTCTCGGGATCGACCGCGAGCGGGCGCGGGGTGTCACCTTTTCCGTTCATAGATCCACCCG